CGGAACAATCGCGGACCAGATTTCCGGATCCAGCGTGATTTGGCTAAACACCGGTTCCACCGTGCCCGTAATCTCCGTATTCTCCGACTGCCAAGCACCAGCCGTGCGACCGGTTTGGACAGGAAGTTCAATTTTCCCGTCTGCTTGTTCCACACGAGCCCCCGCCCGAATCACACCGGAAGCTTGATCCCGCATCTCAATGATTTGGCTGGCCAACTCCGTATCCACCGTGTAACCACCAGCAGGGCCGACACCAGCGGACATGTCCTTCAACATAGCATCGTTACCGGTGGCCAAAAACTCCTTCAAGGCCGCCTCAAACTCTTTCCGCTGATCCACTCCGGTGTTGACATAGAAGTTTTTCCGGCTTCCATCGGGCATCGGCACTCCGACTCCTTTGCGCTGAATCGTGTTCCAAAACGGCGCCTTGGCCAGCATGTTCAGGTCAATTCCAGACTCACTCAGTCGCTTCATCATCCGCTCGACTGCACGCTCTTCCAACGACTTCTGATGCTGTTTGGCGTACTTCAGAACGGTCTTGGCCCATTCCTCACCCATTTGATCGGCCAATTCCTTTTCCTTCTGCTCTTGTTCAAACCGCTGCAAACGAGCGTAATCCTTTTCAGCGAAAACGCTCGCGCAACGATCACAACCGCAGTTTTTCAACTCCTCCAGCGACTTTTCATAAAGCTCCTCACGATTCAAATCTTTGAACTCGCAAACTTTCACCGTGGACATATCTGATCACCTCTTTTTTCAAGCATTAAATTAGCCCCTTCACCAGCATCAGCAGGGTTTGTTTGCTGACTGCCGGTTCAGAGGCTTTGTCGTTATCGTCGTCCTCCCAAGGGGGCGTTTCTCCGAGTTTTCGATAGTAAGCGGCGATTTTCCGTCGCACTGCCGGAAGATCATCCGATGGAATGTTCACCCCGCCTCTAGCACCCTGGACCGCTGCGGCGGCGGCAAAGATCCCTTTGGGGATGGCTGTCAACCGTCCATCAATCGGCCTGGCGAACGGCAACTTATAGGCCCCAAAATCCTCCCGATTGTTTTCATCAACCCAGAAGAACCCACGGCCATACTTGGACCAGTTGATTTTATCTTTGTCCCCGGATCCATCGGACGATGCCCATTTCGCCATTTCACGTCTGGCAGCGTCACCGTCCCAGTCGGTGGAACGGTCGGCCAACGGTAGATCCGTCGAACCGGACGCGGCCTTTTCTTCGGACTGAACCATCTTTACACCTTCGATGTCCGCTTTCGGGTTGGCCGGAATCGGGACCATCGACACTTCCAGAGGCTCGATCCGTTTCAAGATCCGAACAACCTCCGGCTCACCATCGACCACCTTCTCCTCAAACTCCCAATACTTACGCGGGGCGATAAACCCGATGGAGTTTTTGTCAAGGTGGCCATCCTTGGCCAAGTAATAATACTCCTCAGCCCGTTCCCTCACTGTTCGGGAAGGACTGTTGAGCGCCACACGGGCTTCGTACCAGATACCCTCATCCTTTTCCGTCAGCAGGGCAGACCCCAACTGAAGAAAGACGCTGTGGTGTGCGAAGAATGGAACCTTTGCCGTCTTCCTTCCGATTCCGGCCTTCATCGCGCCGGCTGCAATGATGTCCAAGTGTCGGTCCACGTTCCCATATTTTGCAGCCCACCCCTCGATGATGCCCTCTCCGCCGCTGTCTGACACCTTCACAATGGAATCATCGGTGTCAGACGCTGGCAACGTGGCCTTATAGAGGGTTTCGGCGGCTTCCTCTAGATCTTTGTATCCGTGACTGTCAAGCCACTTGTGCACAAGCTCCGACATTCAGTCACCTCCCTCTGCGCCTGACTGTGCGGTGGCATTGCCTTCAAGCTCTTCACGAGCGCCGCACTCAGTCAACGGGAATTAAGATGCATCGACAACGCGGATGGAGCGGAGGTGTTAACACGTCGCGGAGACCCACCTCCATCGTCCGGCTGTTTCCGTTCTCGTCTTGGCCAACAATCTTATCGCCAATGGATGCGAATGGCTTTCCAATCTCCACGATTCGCCCGTCCATCACCCGGCAGAACGGGCAGGTCCGATCATCATCGACGGCCACCCATCGCATCCGGCGATACCCAGCCTGTTCAAACGCCAAAGCAGCACCGATATTGATTGACCAAGTTGATTCTGTAATTGCGATAAGGTCCGCTCGGTCGTCGATGTACCGGTTGAATAGGGCTCGCATTTCATCGCGGAGGCGGGTGATTGCCCATCCTTCTTTCTGGGCTCTCCGCAATAGTTCCGCTATATCCTCCCGGGTCGTCTGGGTGATGGCTTCCACCACCGCTTCCACATTTCGACGGATGATCTCTTCAATTTCAGATACATCCTGGAACTCGATTCCTAAAATACGACTGGCCACCCTACCACCCAACAAAAGAGCAAGGAGGGCAGCGATGGCCAACTCTTCCTCAAGTGATTCTTGATCCTCTTCGATGGTTTGATTGACCTGCGCTTCGATCTCGGCCAATTCCTCCGCGCTGATCGCTTTCCTTGTCTGTAGGGCCTCACCTACCTTCCGCTTTTGCTGGCGAAAAAATCCTTCATCCTTTTCCGGAAATCTTCTTCGGCCTCCCTTTGGGCGGCCATCAATCCGTCAATGAGCGCGCTGCGGTCGTCTTCATCCAATTGCTTGGTCTCAGGAGTGGGCGTTCCGCTCTTCGACCCATTGTCGTCCTCTTCCTGGCCTTCCTGCTCCGGCCTGAAACCCATCTGCGCCCGGGCCATCAGGGCTTCCTTTTGCAGGTCGAAGATCCGGGCCTCTCCTTCTTCACCGATCGCATCCTTGCCCAATTCCTGCAAGGCTTGATTCACAGTCAACAGGCCAACCTTAAATGCTTCCGTGGTCCGTTTCCACTGGTTCTCCTTCTTCTCTTTCAGGGCGTCCACTTCACTGAGATCGAAGCGGGCCACCGTCCCCGATTCATTCCATAGGAGTTGACTGTTAATCTTGGATTCGATCAGTTGGAGAATTGGGATAATCGTGTTGTCCCACAAATGCCTCCGTGCGCTTTCAAAATTGGCGTGCGTGTTGGCCTCACTGACACCAATCCAAGTCGGCAGAAGCACCGGATCCACCCCTAGGGCGGCGCAGATCCGCGTTTCGACGTGCGCACGAACCTCTTGGAACCCCATGTCCTTAAAGTTGGTGGACAATTGATGCGGCTTCGTTCCACCTCCAATAACTCCAGGACGACCGCGCTTTTTGCTGTAACGGCCAAACCGTTGCCACCACCGTTCCTCGATGTCGTTGGCTTCTTCTTCGTCAATGTCACCCTCAACTGACAGGAGCAGCGGGGGGACCGCATCATTCCGGATGAAGTCATAGACCAACAGTGTAGCCTCGCTGTCCAGCATCATTTCCTTAAACACCGAAGACAGCGGCGATGCATGGCCATAGTTTTCCATCGCATCAGGATATGGCAGCCGAAGAACCTGCTGAACAGCAAAATCCACCTTCTGCTTCCCTCTGCCAACCCCTTGTCTCCAATACTCATAACCCTTGATTTCCTCATCATCGGCTAATACCCTCACGCAATGAGGAGGAAGGAGGTGGATTTCCCGGACTTCCTGTGCGGTGCTTGCCGGATTCTGCCGACGGAGCTCCCAGAAGGACGCTCCAGCGGACAGAAGGTGCAGAGTGGTCTTATACCACAATTCCTTTTCAGAGGTGAACCCATTAGGTCGAATTATCACCTGACGTAGCCAATGGCTTCGGTCCTCCTGCAGGGTTCCATCTCCCCGTTCCCGGTAGACCCGGAGGGTTGCCGCCGTGATTTGCCGGGCGATCACGCCGATGGCCGCAGCGGCCACGCTACAGGCATACAGTCCCATCCGCATCAGTTGCCGCTCGTCCCGTTGCGTGTAATAAGGACTCATGGACCGCTCCGGGAACAGGGCCTCCAATTTGCTGATCGGCACCGATTCGGAAGACACCGCGCCTTTGGTTTGAACGATTGGAATCTCCTTTCTCACCATCCGCCGCATCTGTCCACCTCCCCTCACACAAAGATTTGGACCGGTCGATGGTTGAATACGCCCCAGGTGGCCAACGCCAAGGAAATCACGCAGTCGTCATGTTGGCCCTCGGGTGCGCTGTATCGAATGTGACCGGAGGATGTAATCTCGTACTCGAATATGTTCAGCTCGTGGATCAGCGGGCCGTAATTGGGGAAACTGATCTCGCCTTGCTCGATCTTGGTGGCCAGCAGATGGATCAGTTGCTGTTTGCTGGTGGCCGTGAACTTGAAGGGCTCGACCCTGATCCCCCGCTTCCGCATCTCGTTGATCAGCGGATCGCCCAGACCCGTGGCATCCGGCCACACCGTAGCCCTGTTGTACCGCTTGGTCACGTACTCCAGCCGATCCAGCACCCGGTCCCATTCCACCTGATTGAACCGGTCAATGTAGACGACATGGCGGGTCTTCTGGTCCATGACGGTAATCACGGTGTAGTCCTGGTGTTTGGCCAGGTCCAATCCGACCACATACTTCCGGCCGGGCACCGGATCCTCACCCTTCGGTTTGTGCTCTCCCTTTATGCAGTCGCGCACGCCGCGGAATACGCCGGCGGTGTCGTCCAAAAACTCCGCCTCGTACTCCTGCATGAAGATGTCCCGGGGGAGCGTCTTACGGGCGTGCTCGATCTCCTCCGGGCGGATGTATGGGTTAGAACTGGTCGGGAAGCGGAAGGATTCATATTCCGGGTACTCCGGATCCTCACCTCGAGCCCATTCGTTATAAAACCAGTTGTAGCCCCGAGGGGTGGAAATGATGATC